CATGAATACAGGGCTAGGCAATTCCATCCTCATGGCTGGGATGCTTGAGTGTTACTTGGAGAAGTGTGGGATCAAGGGTGCAGTCTACGTCGATGGGGATGACTCCGTCGTTGTGGTCGATAGGCGGCAACAACACAAATTGCTGCCCGTTGCACCCTTCTTTCTCCAATTCGGTATGGAAATGAAGTACGAGGCCACCAACGAGTTCTCACAGGTTGATTTCTGCCAATGTCGCCCCGTCCAGGTGGACGGGAAGTGGGTGTTGAGTCGTGACCCCAAGAGGGTTCTGACTCGGCCGCTGTGGACTACACGGGAGATGGGCGACAGATTGGCGGGGCGCTACCTGAAGGGATTGGGCCTGGGTGAGATAGCGGTCAACTGGGGCCTGCCATTGGGCAGCGTCCTAGGGGCAAGGTTATATGAGATCGGGGAGGGCAAACCTTGGTCTTATGAGTTCCACCCAGGCATGAAGGCGCGTGAGTATGGTCGCATCGACACTCCGCAGCCTAGTTGGGCCACACGTATGTCATACTTCGAAGCATGGGGGATATCACCGGAGGAGCAGGAGGCTATAGAGCGTTCTATCCGCTCTATTCATCGGACCTCGACTCAACCTCAAGATCTCCTTGAGGGCGACACTTTGGGGCCCGGCTTTGACCGACGGTGATTGGATTGTGAATCCGTCGTAATGCAGCAAGGAAAGAAACAGAAGAAGGCCGCCCCCTCGTTTGGACGGCCTAAGGAAACAACGAACGGACAGAATAGTGTAGGACAGAATGGAGGACGCAGGCGCAAGCCGAAATCTTCTAAGCGTGGTAAGCTCTCTAGACCGCTTAGAATCACAGACCCAGGAAGAGCCTTCCTCAAGTGCGCCTTTGCGCCGCCAGACTTCAACATCGACCCGGGCAAAGGCATCCCTGACCAATATTGCGGGAAGACTCTGTCGAGGAAAGATGTTCTTACGGAGTCTCTCATTGGTACTGCTAGTCGTGATGATTATTACATCATCGCTCCAACTCCGGGCGTCGCTTACTGGTACGCCCAAACTCCTGCTGGTACGCCTCCAGGAGCCAGTACCACTTGGTCTCCAAGGGAATTCCCAGGGGCATTTGGAGCAACAGCTCTCTTCGGTGATTACGCTTCAGGAGGTTCCAATCGAGCTTCAAATGTTGATGCATTCCGATACGCCAGCCTCTGTGCTGGAATCTATCCCACATCAAACATGATGCAGTTCGCTGGAAGTGTGCAAGTGTGGAAGGCACCCCTGAAGCAAAGCTCCGAGAACGTTGTTCTGAACTTTGGCACCACGCCCCCTGTCACATTTAACACCACTGAGCTGGTGGTTACCGGTCTAGAGGCAGCAGCCTCCGTCCCAACTGAGAACTACTCTCATGCCTTCATCGATGGCATGTATACGGTCTCCGGTAACAACCAGCCAGATTTCCCTTTCAGGCCAATCGTCGAGGGTTACGCCAAACTACCAGCTCAGTCGACCGGCACAAGCATGTTTGGTGTTCTCAGCGGTCCTTACTTGGGAATGGGCGACACTGACGCGATCATCATCAAGGTGACCACGCCGGCAAATGCCGTCAACTCCTTTGTGCTCAAGGTTTGGGCTTGTCAGGAGTACAGGGTTAGCCCAAACTCACCGTTCTACCAATATGCTGGCTCAAGCCCCACTTACGATCCAGTTGCCCTTGACATTTATAGGCGCACCATGCAGCAAATTCCTCTTGCTGTGGTCTGCGCCGAAAATGCCAAGTTTTGGGAACTGGTAAGTAAGGTCATGCGGGGCATAGCCACCACAATGTCCTACGCTCCAGGGCCAATCGGTATGGTTGGCACTGGTATGACGGCCATTCAAGATGGAATAGCTGCACTTATGATGTAGTCACCCTTCTCCTACTTAAAAACCCTATCCACAAAACCAACCAAAAACAATGTCTGGAGTGCACCTAGCACAACCAGCCCTTCAGTGTCTGCTTTTCAACCGATGGGCGAGCGAGAGGTGGTAGCTTCTCCCCGCTCTGGACGTCCCCCCCAATATAGGCTTCGGCCGGGCGGGGGGGGGATTAGGTTACAACCCTTTGGTTAATCTGC